GATATCATCAATTCCACCGAACTCCATTCCTGATAGTGTATCTATCTCTGTACCGCTTTGACCACCTCTAATAGGCATGTAGTAGTCTTCCATCATATTCTGCATATTAAATTTAAGATTATATTGCCCCGTTTGTGGATCTACATACGGTACCTTCTTCATCTTATTAATAACTTTTTGCATGTAGTTATCAACCTCTGCTGGTGGAATGTTACCTATGTCAATCTTAAACACTCTCTTCTCAGGTGCGCGCATAATTCTATGAATCATCATAGCGTCTTCCATAAGAGTCAATTGTTTCCAATTTTTCCGAGCTCCCTCTAACATTGATTTACCATACGGTAAGAAGTTAGCATCAGATAATAACCTAAAGTGACCTATTTCATAATTTTCATATTCTGTTCGCTCACTCTGTGACGGTGAATTACCGCCCATTGACATATCGTGTATAAATTTAACATACTCCGGTCGTTCCTCATCAGTACCTTCTGCGCGGACCATTTCATATGTTGATATAGGATTAACACCTGTGATACCAAGCTTCTCTGTTATATCAAACTTTAAATACTGGTCACCGTATTTACACATATTTCTGATCCATGGCCATAAATTAAACTCTATATTTAATACATCGTAGAATAGATTATGTAGTATATCGTGTACCTCTTGGTTGTCACACTTTATACTCAACACATTACCGTATTCATTTTTCATTGTAGACTCATCTGCATATATATCCAGTGCAGATGATATTATTGAATCATCATCCATAGATTCATAGTCTGTAAATAATGATAGTCGCTGTGTTTGAAAGTTCTGATACTGATTATATGTTGTGTTAGCTTGGTTTGGTGTATGTAATTTATTAAATCTATCAACCAGTCTATTAGAAGCTAGTTTATTATTACCTTGCACCTTATTTACATCGATAACCTTTAACTTGTTTTTACCAATTTTACGTACAACCGTACTTGTTGAGAATAATCTCTCTAATCTACCAAAAAATGATTTATCTGCCATTGTATTTCCTTATATTAACCACGTTAAATCTTCTTGTTCATCACCCAGATCCATTTTCCATGAATCGTGAGTCCCTTGCTGTGTGGGACTATATACACCATCATACCCTGTTGATGATCCCATCATACCCAGTGCTCGTTTATCTAATGCTAAACCTTGATCACGTAGTTTAAGCGCTGTATCTCTCACATACATAGCTATCGCAAACGCCATCGTTAAGTCATCGTTGTATCCATGCTGAGCTTCTGGTCTTGACCCTCTCCATATAAACACAAATAGCTCATCAATTAAACGCTTTGAACGTACATTTACAGCTTTTTCTCTAAAATAAATATCAAGTTTTGAAACCAAAAGTGGTCTCGTTCTACTAGATGTAGTAAAACCGGGTACCATCTGCGACTTGTCTTTCATATCATATCCTTTACGGAGCTGCACTTCTGTATCGACTACACCTTCGTGCTTATATGTATAATATAAATTCTTGTACCCTCTGTCTATTGCAGGCTGTATAGCTGCCCATCCTATATTAGCATTTTCAATAACTAGTAGAGCTTCATTATACTCCGTAGCTATGTTAACTAGCATGTTACCGAACTCTTTGACTCCTATTTGACTTTTAAATTCTGCTACCTGTGTGACTGTCTCTATATCAATAACATGGTATGCTGAGTAATCAGCTCCGTCTCCACGAGCAACATCTGCTACTACAATATAGCTCCGCTGGTAATCAGGGTATTCCCATATCCACATCTCGTCTTCTATACCACGCTTCTCTATAGGATCGATACATTGATTTACTCTAAACCACTCAAGTAACTCACCGGGTATAACTGTTGCACCTGAGGATATAAAATCACAATCACATTCCTGTGCTGCCTGATCTTTACCCAGTATAATATCTTGCTCATCACGCCAGTCTTGATGTCGCTCAGGGTGCACTGTCCAGTGTAATCGTATAGTATTAAACTTGTTAACACCTTCCTCAGCCCTCACCCATGTCTTATGGAAGAAGTTACCGGTACCGTTAGGTGTTGATAGTACAATCGCTTTACCACCTGTTGCTAACGTTTGTTGAGCTGAGGTCCATATATCATCCACTTTATCAATAAATGCAGCTTCATCAATTACAAGTAATGATAATGCTTCTGAACGTCCAGCGTCTGGTGAGGAAGATACAGCTTTAACTTGTGAGCCGTTCTTTAAACGCAGTGACAACTTGTTATCTTCTACTACCCCTGGTCTGAGCCATGATGGTAAGAAATCGTGCATCACTCGCACTTTAGTTACTAAATTCTTAGCTGTATCTTGCTTTATTGCAATTACTAGGCAGTTGAAATCCTCATTAAAAATCATTGACCATAAGGAATATCCAGCTGTTAAGGTGGATATTCCAAGTTGTCTAGATTTCAATATAATATTGTAATCGAAATTTTTAAATTCGAGAAGTGATTTCTCTTGGAAAGGGTACAGATCAAATTTAATCTTACCTCTAACAGGATGCTGTATCATGCAATACTTTCGCATGAAATATACAGGATCCTTAGCGCATTTTATATATTCTGCCGCTACTACATCTTTTATACTTTGTTTGGCCATACTATATATAAATATATATCAAGAAACTAATACAGTTATTTCTTAACTCTTTTTTCCATAGTACGCCCACCAAAGTAAGCACCTATAACAGTTATCAAGACCAGTTGCAGTAAATCAGTCCACTTCTCTTCAACGGTGAATGCTAATACACCAGCGTCTATGAATATCATCAGTACAGTTGATACAACTAGAAAAACTAGAACTAGCGGTCTTACATTTTTAGATAACCATGAGTCTGAATTCATATCAGCTTTCCATCGGTCTGTTATATTAGCTTCCATTTTAGCTTCATGATCTGCAATAAGTTCTTGCATTTTACGTTTAGCTTCTAATTTTTCTGCTTTTGTAGTGGTTAGATTATCTAATACTCCACCTACTCCGTCTACTAGATCTTTTGCTCCACCTGAAAGCAGTTTGCTTAAAATACCCATATTTACTTCCTATTATCAAATCTACGTAATTTACCTTTCTTATCACGATAGAATATAATCTTCTCTAACAACTCTTCTTCAGACATTGTCTCTGCTAATCTATCATACATTTTTTTAGCTATACTGTATACCTTGCTACCCTTAGGTGCTTTTAATGCTGTACGTAATTTAACAGCATTCCCGGTTGCAGGGTTATCGATTCGCGTATCTCCATGTGTCTTACGCACGTCTAACTCTTCTAACTCACCAGCTGGCTCTTGCATTAGTGCTGCATTGAAAGCGGATTGCACCTTCTGCACAACCTTATGCAACTTAATTAACTCTGCTTTCATTTTATCACGCTTTTTCGGGTCACTCTCTGCTACAAATTGCTTACGTAATTGTTGTTGCTTGAGCTGAACATCATAAAGAGCTTCAGTTGCTTTTTTAAATTTTTTAGACATAGATGCTTCTACTAATTGATCTATCTCTTCATGAATTATTTCCATTAATCTACTTTTTTTCATTACGTGATTCCTGTATCTCTGCTATCTTAGTATTAAATTCGTCTTGTAGTTGTTCAGTTGTTTTACCACCACTCCAGTCTTCTATATCCCCTGCCTCTGTTACGTATGACTGTGAGTTACGTGATTTAAGCCATGCATCGTATTCCGTCTTTACATCGGTTAACCATGCGTTAAAGTTTGTTTCATCAAACTCTTTTATAAATGTATCATACGTTCCGTTAGCTCGCATCTCATTCTCCCACTTCGTAACACAGTTAAAGCACATTCCCCACCTTTTATACATAGCCTTGAATGCTGGGTGAATCATCTTATGTGAGCATTTTGGACAGCTCAATGGTACATTGTATAAAGCTCGTGCGGTGCTTAATCGATCAACTGTTCGACGTATCCCGTTTTTAACTGTCCACTGCTTACCCTTCTCTTCCCAAACATCTCCTTCTACGCGTGCTAGATGTTGCTTTGTAACCCCTGACTGTACACTCGTTTTTTTAGTATAATTACCCGTAACAATGTTACGCATACGTTGTACTTTTTTCTCTGATATACCTTTCTTCATAACCACCTTAAAACGTCATCATTCCAGCTATTTGATTCACTGGTCCAAATGATCCTGTTAATTTATATGTATTACCTTTATAGATAAACACTAATCCCTCTGATGGGATTATAGTTTTAAAACCACCTATTGCTTTTATTTTTTTCAATTGTGCAACAAGTCTATTCATTTTCTTAATATCGCCACCTCCGCGTACATCTGTTATAGCTTTTGCTACTTGTTTACGTACATTTTGAATGGCGCTGCTTGGATTAGCAGCTAAAAATCCTTCTACATTTTTTAACACCTCTGCTCCTAATTCAAAGAAAAGTGTTTCAAACGGGAACATGTTTTTCTTAACTTGATCAACATGCTTCTGCTTATCAAACTCTTTCGCGGATGCTAATAGCTTCTCATCTTCAATATTCTTTTTATCTAATCTATATGATTTGTCGTTAAACGCCCAGCGTGTTACTAGTCCTCGTTTTATAGTTGGGTTAGCTGACTTAAACTTTTTATTAATAAACTCTTCCCACCATGCTTGGTGATACTCGTTTAATGTACTACTGTCACTCATGCTATATTTAGACTGTAGTTTTTGTAATTTATTTAAAAAGTAGTCTTGTCGCTCACTGAAGTCCTGATGCGGCTTAACCTTTAATACTTTAGGTCCAATAATACTGAAATTCTTCTGCATATTAGAGTTAACCTGCTTTATCATACCAGCTAGCATTCGAGCTCCATCTGATACAGATCCTATAGCTTTACCATCTTTGTACATTAGTACATTATGAAACTGTAAGAACGGTGCATCATATGAAATAACATTTGCAGATGCGGGGTACATTATTTCCATATTTACCCAATTGTTACCATCGTTAAATATTTTCTTATGCTGTTTGTCTGATAGTTTACCTATAGCTTTAGATAAATCATTCATTGCATAATTAAATGCCTTTTCTATATTACCGCGATTTAAAAATTTCTTAGCCACAGCTTTAGTATCCATACCACCGCGCTTTAGGTCACCGTTGTTACGAGCAGCGAGCAACTTCTTATTCCAAGTTATAAATAGGTTTTGCCCATCTGTCTTCTCAGTAGCAGCTGTCTCTAAGTCTAACCTACCTTGCAGTGATTGCTTAATCATATTTTTAAAGTCACCGAATGTTAGATTCTTGTCATCGAACGGGTGTGCCATGTGACCATATGCTCCTCCTTCGAGTATCAGCCCTTCCTTCATAAGTCGATATTTTAGCAATGGTCTACCATTTATCAAGATATCACCTTTATCGTTCTTATCAATAGTCTTAACGATAATCTTTTTATTTTTAAATTTACCACCTAATATAGTGTCACCAATATTAATAGGTATAGCTATATCTTCACTAACTGTA